CAAATATCCAGAATTCACATTCAACTACCACTCCCAAAATAACATCCCAATGCCTTTCGCAGCTCTTCGCAACTACTTTAGCGAACAATCCGCCCGCCTCCGAAAAGAATGGCAATACTTTCAATCACATCTCGAAGATCCCTTCAAGACATCTGAATCCGTCCAAGACACTGACACACGACGATATTACAAGCACATCCGTGCAACTGAAGAACAAGACATAAAAGCTCTTGAATCAGAATTTCAACACCTACGCGATACTTTCGCTCTTAGGAACAAACTCAAATATGAGGAATTCGAACTCTTCAAACGTCCTCGCTCGCCTCCACGTCTTCCCGAAAACAGAGTCCCCCAACAAGGAATCAACGCTGTACCTGTCTTCTATCACACCGGACAAATCATCCACGCCGACCCCACGACGTCTAAAGATCTATCCCCTGATGAAATCGCTGACAAGTCTGAATCTTATCTACCTGGTGACACTGACTTCGGTCAACCTGTCGACCCGATCCTTCATGCCCTAATCAGCCGTAAATATACCGAATATAAATCATATCTCGATAAATACTGCAGACCCGCCGGCACAACTGACGCCACATTCCGTGACTTCAACAAGGAACAAAGATACTCCGAGCCTCAATCGCCCGAACGAGAAGAACGCATCCTTGCGCTCATTGATCACTTCATGGCTATAACGCCATATCGCCCACTCCATTTCGTTGACACTATGTTTTGTAAACTCCCGCTCGTTACCGGAACAGGTTATCACAACCGACATTCCTTTAAACAACGCGCTCATGCTAAGTTTTCACGACCTGACGAATACGCCGATAGACCCACATCAAAAGGTTACTTCATTAATGCTACCTATGAAGCCGCCCGCTCTATCGTACACAGAATCAAAGACACCGGTCTCCCCTTCCCGGTCAATTTCGAAATCACAGAAACTATGTCTGACGACAACTTCCTCCAACTTATCTCGCAATTGAACATTTTCTTTAATTCTTACCCCACTATGTTATTTACACGTAATCACATCTCTGATCGCACTGGCACTCTTAAAGTCCGTCCCGTATATGCTGTCGATGATCTTTTCTTAATCATTGAACTTATGCTGACTTTTCCTGCCGTTGTCCAAGCTCGTAAACCTGAATCTGCTATAATGCATGGTCTTGAAACCCTTCGCGGTGCAAACCATCTTCTAGATTCTCTTGCGAAATCATTCGACTCGTTCTTCACGATCGACTGGTCTGGATATGATCAAAGACTTCCACGCGCTATAACTGACTGCTTCTTTATGAAGTATCTTCGACGATTAATTATCATTAATCACGGTTATCAGCCCACAATGGAATACCCCGATTACCCCGATCTAACTGAACACACTCTCTATACCCGTATGGACAATCTCCTACATTTCCTACATCTATGGTATAATAATATGACTTTCCTTTCTGCTGATGGTTACTCCTTCAGACGCCTCTTCGCAGGTGTACCCTCCGGTCTCTACCTTACACAATTTCTTGATTCTTTCGGAAATTTGTACCTACTCATCGATTCGATGATAGAATTCGGATTCTCAGATGAACAAATCAAGGACGTCCTCCTTTTCGTACTCGGTGACGATAACTCTGGTTTCACACACTGGACTATTACCACCCTCGACGAATTCGTTCAATTCATGGAAAAATACGCGCTTCAACGATGGAACATGGTTCTATCTAAAACCAAGTCCGTAATCACAGTTCTCAGATCAAAAATTGAAACACTCTCCTACCAATGTAACTTTGGTATGCCCCGACGACCTATCGGTAAACTAGTTGCCCAACTATGTTATCCCGAACGCGGTATCAAATACCGTACCATGTCCGCCAGAGCAATCGGTCTCGCCTACGCATCCTGTGGCCAATGCCCCACATTCCACGAACTATGCAAAGACGTTTACCACATGTTTCTTCCGTTTTACGATCTCACACCTCGTGAAAAACTGACCCTCATGCGCCAGCTCTCTCCAGCTGATACTTCCCCCGAAATTGAACTAAATTTCACTTCCTTTCCCTCTATTGATAAAGTACGTTCATTTATTTCACGCTATCACGGTCCCCTTTCTTATGACACTAAATGGAATAAAGCCCATTTCATCTTTCCTCCTGACTTCATCCCTGATGAATCTAAAACTATGGAAATGTATGAACACGAACACAACTTAACAGTTCGACTTGCGCCATCCATCCTTCATGTCAATCAAATTAACCCTGAACAGGCTGAAGCTATTTTTTAGCTTTACACTTTGCCTCTCTTTTGTCTTTTTCTAG